TGATATTTTGAATAGATAATATCATCAAGAGTATTATCTCTCAAAATAGTTCTTGGCATGTAGTAAATGTCAGTACCAAATAACTTTATTTGTTCATCAACAAGATCCTGGTAGAGATTTTGCTCTCCAGAATCTCCCTGATAGTAAGTTGGAAAATAGGGACTAGTAGGCATTATTCTGCTTTTATGAAATGGAAACCTTTAGATGATTTTGCTTTTCCTCTTAAACATTTTGAAATTTGACTATGATCACATCCTGTCTCTATCGCAGCATCTTTAATTGATTTAAATAATCTGTTTAATTCAACTACAAATACTGGTACTGTCGGTAAATGATTTGTTGCTGCTTTCTTTTTCGTATTTGAAATTTTTTCTGCTCTTTTTCTCCTTTCATCTTCTGATATATTATTCCAATAATTTTGTATTCCATTAATTCTATTTTGCTGTCCTTTTTTTGATATAGGTGGGTTTTCTCCTCCATCAGTTTTATTGTATAAAATACCACCATTTTCTTTGCGACCATATTTTTTTATAAGAGTTTTTTCTAACTGCAAAGCTTCGTCGTTCGTTAGGTTATCTTTTATTATAACTCTTCTTTCTGGTAAAGGTAAATTTACATTATGTGATGGCGAATGTAATCTTTTACCAGTTCCTTTTCCAATATAATATGGAGATCCATCTTCTCTCAAGTAAGCGTAACAATAATACTTTTTCATGATACTCAACCTATAAAATCCATAGGTGGAATTGCATACTTACTCAAAACTTCACTTTCTATCTTCTCAATCTCTTTGATAGCATCTTCGTAAATCTGCCTGCCGTTGAGTGTAATACCACCAGGCAATTGAACGTTATTATATTTGATAAGATTCATACCCCACTGCTTCTTCATTAGAGAAGTAGCATATCTCTTCACAAACATATCATTATACATTTCTGTAGCATCATTAGGATCAATAAGTCTATGAGCTTCAATAAGAAGATACTTACCTTCATTCAGGAAGTCTTTATCTAAATCCAAATATAAACGATCCCTTCTCATAGTATATCTAAACTGTTGGAAAGAACCATTATTGAGAACCATATCTAGAGTTTCTAGATATTGCTTTGTCATAAAATAATTTAGAATATCAATAGATCCAAAAGCATAAAGATCATTTAGATATAATTGATATTCAACGCCAAAAAGATTTGAACGGATTGAATTGCTAACAAGACCAAATACCTTTGTAATACCTACAACGTGCGGTGGAATGGGAAGATAGTTAGTTGCTTCATTCCACTGGGTATCAACACCGCCAGTTGTAGGTACTGTGGTTCCAAATCTAGTAATGTCGTCAGCAGTAATTTCGTGAGATAGATAGCATCTCTCCATACCGTTATAGCAGTTCTCTTGGAAGAACTGAATAGTATCATCAATAACGTTATTTACCTGTTCGTCATCAATATTGATTTGGAGGACAGGCTCACCAAGCTGCCTCTTACAATATGTGATAAGATCAGCTCTTGAATTTGGAGATGCCATTACACACAAAAATCCCTTCTTACCTATTTAGGAAGAAGGGATCTAGGACTTATTCTGCTGCTGTTTCTTCTTCTGCTCCTTCCTCACCTTTCTCTAGGAGAGTTAGGGTTTCCAAACCACCTTGCAGTTTCAGTTTATATTCTTTTGCTTTGACTAGATTTGCTTCTAGTTCTGCAATTTGCTTATCTGCTTGAGCAAGTTGCTCTTCAAAGTTTTTCTTGAGTGCTTCAGTATCCATGTCTTTATATAGAATAATATGACTTGACTATTTATATCAACTTGTAATTGCTTGAAGAGTTGTGTCAGGGAGGCGGTATGGAAAGTAGGTGAGGCGGGAGATAATTCCGTTTAACTGTTCACCTGTATTATCAGTCCTTCCCCCAATGGTTATGGCGCTATAAGTGTTAGATCCGTGCAACGACGGAACGCTAGAAGTTATCGCAGGATTGGATGCAATTGATAAAGTGTTTTCATCATATCCAACAGCAATCTTTCCAAAAGCGTCGTAGTGTTCTTGTCCATTGACGATAGTAGGGTTGTTAACTCCGTCAAAGGCATTCCATCCATTAGAGTCAAAAGCTTTTGCAGAAATAAAAGCTCCGGCACCATTCACACCAACAATACGTGAAGCACTTGAAGTTGATGAACGACCTCCACGAGCTATTGCAAACCAACTTCCTGGACCTTGGTTATAAAACCCACTAAAATTAGTCCCAGTAATACTCGCCACATCCGCCGACCGTGTTAGTGCTGTGCCGTTGGTTGGGATGTATGAGGTTGGGAAGGATCCGACTTCTAGTTGGGCGCCCCAAGCGTAAACATCAACAGCGTAATCATCTGGCGGGTTATTGATACCGACATCATAGTTACCAGTACTACTTGGTGTAAAAGTGAGTGTATAACGCTCCCAATTATTTGTTGCAGTTGTTTTGCCTAGCTGGACAGCAGGAGCACTTCCAGTAGGAATAAAGTAAAGATCAAAAAAATCAAGATTTGCGGCTTTTTTAATGTAGACAGAAAACGTATAAGTTACGCCTGCTGTTAAAAAAATAGTATCAGAGATAAAAGTAGATGAAGACGCAGATAGCCCTATACGTGTAGCAGTTAGACTACCATCAGGAGCGGTAGCCGCATTAGCCGTTACTACTGCATTAGGGCTAATGTTTGACCACAAAGAAAGATTTTCACTATAAGTAATCAAGTTAGCCCTACTCTCCTCAATCAACAACCCAAGGCTTTCGCCCGTCGTTGGGTTGTGATCAAAGCGTGGTGCTGCATTATATTCGCTAGTAGTTTTTATATACAAAGAAGCATTCAGTCCAACTTCAAATTGTGCTCCCCAAAGATAAAACCCAGAAGTATTATCTCCTTGATATGCTGATAGAGATGCGCTATTAGTATTACTAAATCCTATTGATACAGAATTGCCACTAGAAAGTGTATTATTGGTAAATGATACCGAAACTCTTCTCCATCCATTCTCAAATGCCTGTGAATTTGCAGATACATTTGTTTGACTAGAACTATTGATGATATAGTTATCCGTAGCAAGATCAAAAACTACTGTGGGATTTCCACTACCAACATCAAGAATTAGATAACGTTTCTGACCTGAGAATTCTTTGGCATAAACACTAAAAGTATAATCAGTACCTGTACTCATAATTAAACTTTGAGATACTGAATGAATTACATTAGATCCATTTTCCCTAATAAATTCCGATTCTACTTTAAATGGAGAGACGACATCATTACTTGTTGAAATAAATCCTATCCCATTCTTTGCCCAGAAAGTGCCTATTCCAATATCAGCTGCAAAATCTTCACTTCTATTGATATAATTTACTCTTGCTAGTTTTATAAAACCATCACTATCAACATATGTTCCAGGAGATTCTGATGGTCCCATACTAACAAGTCTTTCAAAATCTATTAGATATTTTCCTGTAGTATAATCAAGTAAATTCTTTTCGCCAGCACACCTTAGATCTAAACTTGCTGGAAATCCACCAGCATCGCTGTATAGTTTGTCGTCACCTTTTGGTGTGTTTACGGTTTTCCAGGTCATGGGATAGCTGCTCCAAGGTCTGAGATAAGGGTAGATACACGGGTGTCAAGTAGGGCAAGGTCTAGGGCTTCGCCGATGGAGTAGAAGGCGATGCGGGCGTCAGAAAACTGTGGACTAGGACTATAATTTCTTTTAAATATATGCCAATCCACTGATACAGTAGGAGGAACTCCTGTGTCAGAAATTGTCTGCGTGTTTGGACCAGAAATTCCAGTAAATTGCAATGCGTCGGATCGTGTTGCTCCTATTAGACCACTTGATGAAGGAGAAGCAATCGCAAGACTGGTAGACCCTTTTAATAGCATAAAGCTATTTGTGGCGCTTGTCTGTACTTCTGCTCTTTGACTAGGGCTTACCGTATTTATTAGGTATCCCATGTAAGTTTTAGCAGTGCTCGGGACTGAATTTACATAACAAGAGAAATGGGCATTACTTTCTGTGTCCTCAGTACTAAGCCTATTTGCATTTAGGTACTTAGTGCTCCCATCACCCACCAGCCCTGTCTTCCTATTGTAATCAGCAGATACAAACGGACCATTATTAGTTGGAGCCGTCCCAACAAGTGGAACCAACGCTCCACTCAACGTCCTAGCCCCAGCAAGGATACAAGATGCTTTGATTGCATCCCAAATGCCATCAGATTTGCAACCAACGATAAAGTTGTCGTATGCAGCAACTACTGCAGGTTCTAGCGATTGACCATCAGCAGCTTCTACAGCAGCAACGTATGCTCTTGCATCATCATCCGCAGGGTAGTCTTTAGCCAGGATCAATTTTCCAGATGTTAGTGTCATATTGCAACTCCTATTGCTGTGATAAAGTCAGAAATGCGGGTGTCGAGAAGTGCGAGGTCTAGGCTTGAGCCGATGGAATAGAAGGCGATGCGACCATTTGACTTGTTACTAAGATCGTTAAGACTAAAAAGAAGAGTATCTATATTTGGTGCAGGACTACTTCCTTGATTTATGTCTGCCGTCAAAGTATTGTTAACAAAAAAATCATAAGTAGATGCGTTGTCCCTAGAATGCCCTATAAGTCCAGTTGGTGATCCTCCGCCAGAGTTTGCTCCAACGGTTGTAGTGTTTGCATAGACATATGCACCTGCACCGCTATTCCAAGCTATGTTTCTGGTAGTAGTACCGTCAAAAGAACAAATATATTGAGGGTAGCCACTACCAGTTGCAGAAGTAGATACATAGACCGACTGGTGTTCATCGTTTGTTTGGTCGGCATTTCCTAGCCTATTTGCATTTAAATAACTCCCATTACCAAGCAAACCAGTTTTCCGATCGTAATCAGAAGGCGTAAAGTTAAAATTAGTCGGAGCACCACCTTTCAGCGGCACCAACGCACCTTCCAGCGTCCTAGCGCCACACAAAAAGCAGCTTGCTTTAATAGCATTCCAGATGCCATCGCTCTTGCACCCAACCACAAAGTCGTTGATTGCAGTGCGGACACCAGCCTCTAGCTCCTCACCATCCTGTTCTTCTACGTTGATGATGTATTGGCGGGCATCAGCATCCAGGCTTTCATCTGCAATGGTGACACGACCACTGGGAGAAAGGATCGGGAACGGTGCAGTGGGTACGTCAAAGTTCTCGGTGTAACGTGCTACGCCTTTGGTGATGCGGAGGTTGGAGATGTATCCGTTATACCCTCCGGTAGCATTTGTGTCGCTGCCAACAATCAAACTAGCTGAGTTATTAACCAATGATGCTGAACTTGTTGTCAAAAAGGTGCCCTTACCATCTACATAACCAGTAAATTCTGACCCATTTCTAACTAGGGCAATATGGTACCATTTATTTATAGTTAAACTTCCAAATGATAAGTTACTAGCGACGTCCCAAGAACTACCATTACTAGAAGCAAAAAAACGCATGTTATTGGAAGCATTATTTCCAAGATAGAACGGAGCAAAATTAATGCCAATGCTGCGGTCTCTTTTTGT